TCACGCTTGAATGAAGAACACATTGCAGTTGTACTAGCCATTAGCTTTTAGTCTCCTTGACCAAGTAATTTAAATTGGAATCTAAAGCACGTTGAATGTATTTCGCTACAACTTGCTTAACATGTCCTTGGAATAAGTGTGCCTGTTCCCTCAAAGGGGCAGGGGCGGTATCACTGATCTGTATAATTTCGCTAGTTGCTATTTCAGCTAACTGCTCAACAGAAAGTGGTCCGTTAGTCGATGTGTGTACTTTAAAATTAATCATTGGGGAAAGTCAGGGGGCCGAAGCCCCCATCCTTATTGTTGCTTATGCAAGCTGATCACGAGCAACTTCGTCAGCACCTAATGGTGTTTCAGTTACGTCAACAATGATTGCCCACACACGAGCAGTCGATGTAGCAGATGGTGCATCAGTAACAGTTACTGTTGCATCAATTGTGTCGTCAACAGCGATGACACCCTGCGTTTGAGTACCGAACACGTAAGAGCCAGCGGCCAAAGCGTCGATGGAAGTATCTGCCATAAAGTCAGTTGAACCATCAGTTACTTTGAGATCCATGTCAGTTGAGTCGTTAGTGTCGAGCAATTCAACACCTGCGGCAAGAACAAGAGTACCTGCTTTTACCGCTGGACCAGCGACTGTACCTGTTGCGACCGGAAGCTCAACTTCCGCTTGCACCATGATTGCTTGTGAAAGCAACGATTGAGATTTAGTAGCCATTGATAAATCCTCCTATTAATAGCCAGTTTGGTAACGTAAAGTTACGAGTGACTCTGGACGAAGGATCTTACGACCATACAGGTGCATACCACGAACGATGTCAGCAAAGCTGTCTGGATCACGGTAAGTTTCAGTCTTGTTGATCTGCTGAGCAGTAGCAACCGCTGAATCGTGACCAGCTACGATTACACCGTAGTTAGTGTCCTGTGGAGTCGTAGATGCGACAGCAGGGCCTGTACCTACAGAAGGAAGGTTATTAGAAACATATACACGGAAGCCGTGCAAGTTGTTAATAACAAGACCATTCTGGAGTCCACCAGTTTGTCCACCGAAGTCAGAGTTGAACAAGTTAGATTGCTCGTCCTTCAAAGTCTCCATGAAGACAGGGTCAATGACCAACCAACGACCGCTAGTATCAACAAACTGCTGATCCAACAAACGGCTCATGCGAGCAATCGCTTGGATTGGAGAAACAGAAGCGGCTGAAATAGCATTCGCACCCGGTAAACGTGGAACGATGTCTACAGCTTTACCTGCGCCATTGTCTGTAACGCCGAAGTCAGTTGAGTCTAACTTCATAGAAGCCAACAACTCATCAGTACCAGCAGTTGCGACAGCAACAGTACCGTTTACTTGATCGTTAACAGTGCCAGCGGCTGTGTGCAGTGAAGACTGCTTGTAGCCAGCGAGGTAGCCAAGGACTTCTTGGTCATACTGGTCACGTAGGCGATACGCCGCACGATCAGTAGCCATTTGCATGAAGTTCACATGTGAATGTGCTTCTTCAATGTCGTCCATCTTGAAAGCAAAGTAGTTAGCTTTGTCGATGTTCAGAGTGAAATCTTCGTCGTCAAGATTCTGCGCAGTGATCTGTGATCCACGAGCATATGACTGGACTGAAATTTCAGGCTCTTTGATGATCTTCACTGAATCACCCATCTGAGCGATTTCACCGAAGTAATCGTTGTTAGTGATATCTTCTACAGTAGAAGACTTACGGAAAGCAAGCTGTACCTGCTTTGAGTAGATTACGGGGCTAAAGTTACCATTAGGTAGGTTACCGTAGCCCGCCGCACTTGTAAATGCCATGATGACATCTCCTTGGTTGCTTGGGGTTAAGGTTATGTGTAACTTCGCAAGAGGCCATCTAGCATCAGGGTGGTAAGCTCACCGGCCAAAGTGAACATACGGCCTGCGTAGTTTGGGTGTTCTGTGAAGGTGGAATTAGGATTCGTGTCATTATAAGAACTGGCAGGAACTTATAACAACACGCTTCCATACTCCTGTATTACTGCGGGTGTCCTTGCGGAGGCCGCATATTAATGTTTTGTGGACATAGTTATATCCAGAAAATATTATTTGTCAACACTTTATCGTGCTGAACCAGATAAATCGTAAATGAATTTACCTGAGCGCATAGCTTCTGCAATGGCATCAGCATTCTTTTCATACTGTTGAGCAGTCATACGGTTAACATCTGACTCCTTAATGTATGATTTAGTTTCATCGCTCTCAGGAGAGGAACGCTCAGAACGTGTACCAATCGCCTTAGCCGCATCCTTGTTACTAGATGACTTAGCTTTTGCTGTGATACCCATGTCTGCTTTGTACAAATCAATTGCACGTGCGGCAGATACTGCATCACTATCGTTATCATACAGCGCATCCATTACCCACTTAGGTTGCTCCTCAACCCAGTTATGGAATTCATCGCTGTCACGAATCTCATCAAAGTCCGGATGCAACCGCATGAGTTCAGCTTCCGCTTTCTCTTTCTGTGCTTCCTGCTTCATCTCATCAATTTGTCTGAACTTAGATTCAAACTCAGAGGCTTGTTCCTTAGCTTTCTTCATTGCGATTGTTTCTACAATCTGAGCAACATCAGGATACTTCTCCATCCAAGAAGCTAGTTCTTCCTCTGACTTTGGGTACTTAATTTCTTTCTTGGTCGACGCTTCTAACTGCGCTTTAAGATCATCAATTTGTTGTTGAAAGTCTGATTCTTTCTTTTGAGCATGTCTACGAAGATCACCGTATCGTTTCTTAAACGTCCTTTCTTCAGCAGAATCAGGTTCAGGGCCATCCTCTACTTGTTCTTCTTGTAGTTCGCTAGATTCTTCTTCTTGCTGTTGTCCTTTCAGCAAAGCCTCTAACTCGGCTTCCTCTTCTTCAATACGCTTTTTATTAGCGTTACGCTTTGCAAAGCCAGATGCGACTTTTACTTGTTCGACTTTTTCAGTCATTTCAGTTGTAGTTGTTGACATGTTTTTTCCTTTATGTCTGGGGCTAACGGTAGCTTTTTAGGGCGTTAGGTTTGCCAGTTTAGTGGACTTATTTTTTAGAAGCAAGCCCACCTCGCTTCATGTTGGGTTTGCGTTTAGCCTTTACTTTTGGTGAGGCTAAGCCGCCCTTGCTGAATGGTCCGGAGAGTCCTCCTCCTTGTCCTCCTACTGTTCCTCCTCCTACGTCTTGAGCGGAGTCCCCTCCTGCTCTGTCTGAAGAATCGTACCCACCGGAATAGCTAGGTCCACCGGGAGAGTAAGCACTTGCCTCATCCATTGCGGCTTGCCTCTCAAGGTCTTCTCTTTCCTGTTTGCTTTTAGATAAAGCCAAAGCTCGTTGATATGCCGCACCGGGTACATTGGGAGATAAATCGGCTGTTGGTGATATTCTAGATACTTCAGGGGTTGCAAACGATCTCGCACCGATGTTGTAATCATCGTAAAATTTACCGCCTATAGGAGCAGAGGAAAGTTTTCCAGTAGTTATTCCAGATTCTTTTCTCAGTGCGTCTCCTGTATATTTAACGCTGTAGTCATCAACTGGAATACCATTGACAAATCTTTGCTCAGGAGCGGTCGGTGCAGTCGGCGCAGTTCCTGCTACAGTAGGATCTCTGCCAGCATAAAAGTCCGCACGATCTTTCTCTGAGTCAAACAGACCAAAGTCTTGCTCTGATAACATTGCTGTTTGTGCAGATCCGGGAGTTAATCCAATTGAGTACGTGCCACTCTCATCATTAAATTCAGTGCTGAAGATATCAGTAGTTTGTTTTTCAAACGAAGCAAGATCTGTATCTGGAGACACTTCAGAGAAAGCACGACTAGATGTTGTAGCTAACGCCGCCGCAAGGGCTGGAGAGGCACCTGCCTTAGTAGCATTTGTAAAAGTCTCTTGTACCGCTTTTTCTGTAAATCTATCGGAGCTTAGCTTTCCTGCGTCTGTAATTATGTTAGTGGCGGCAGATCCTAAGTCCTCCATTAATGCGGCACTTAATTTATCATTTAGTTCTTGGGCCGCTTTATTATACTTGTATCCTGTGTAAACTGCTCCAACAATACTTAATGGTCCGCCGCCGAACAAGAGGCCAGCCATGCTAAGAGCCATGCTTTTTTGGAATTTGTCATCCAGTACTTCAATTTCTTTTACAAGGCTGGCAACTTTTCCGTCTGGTTTAGCTTCGGCTACAGACTTAGCGATACCGGAAACAGGGTCTACCTTAGCAGAAGGCATGTCGTCAGGACCATCCCCGTCGCCCCCCTGTTCAGTTACCTTTGCAGTAGGAACGCCAGTTTTAGCCTCTGGTATTTTAGAAGGGTCGTATAAAGCAAATCCTTCTGGGATAGGATTAACAGGCTCGCCGTTAACGAAAGTGAAGTTGCGAATCTCTCCATTTGGCCCTATGTATTGTTTAACTTCATAGGTGGGGATGCCCCCCGGTCCTTGGCCCGGAGTAATGACAGGTGCTTTAGGTAGGTCAATTGCTGTTCCCGGAGGTGATACACCCGGTGGCAAGAAACCTAGACCCCCAGTCATCTGGGAGTAAATTTGACCGGCCTGTTGTTCTGGGGTGGTAGGCTGTCCCGCTAATCCACCGACTTGGAACTCAGCTACTTCATCATCTTTATCTAAGTCTTCAATAAAGGAATCAATGTCGGAATCAAAATCTGTTTCATCATCCATGGTAGCTTCTTCAGAGTTACCCATCTGTCCCATAGCATCCATCTTAGCCAGACCTTCTTTCGCCATGTCTCGCATCTTCATGATGTTCTCAAGGCCGATGTATCTTACGACATCTGCGGGAAGTACAAATTCACCTTCACTAAGTTTAGCGTCAATGTCATCACGGACTTCTTCTTTAAGTGCTCCATTAGGTACATCATTGCCGGATACTAGATCGACTGAACCACCTTCGTCTTTCAGTCCGCCCATTTCAAACATATCCATTTGTGACTCCATGCTACCGCCTCTATCTAATAACTTTGGACTACGTGCCTTTGCGGCTTCAATTGCCTCTTCCATGGAATCGTGCACACTCGTAGCTTCAATTTTATTGTCCTTGAGCATATCTATGATTTCATCTTCAGAATACTGAACGCCATCATGAATAGATGGGATGTTTATAAACTTTGTTCCCATTGGAATTGTCACAGATTTCTCTGACACTAATTCCCCTTCAGGCGTTTTGAACACGGGTCGTCCCGCTCCACTGATCTGTCCCGTTGGTACTCCGACTTTTTCAGCCATTGGCTAAAGCCTCGTCTCTCAAATATTTAAGTGAGCGCAGGATTTGTATTGCACCCTGTGCTTGGTGAATAGATACTATGTTATCTGATTGCTCTAGTTTTTTATGTTGTTCAGATATCATGATGTCCAAATACTCAGTGTATGCATCCCACTGCCTATTGTTACTGCATAGGGGCTTGAGCTTGCTGACCACCTTCTGGCGATGGTTGCTGTCCTGCTGACTGCTGTTGTTCATTTCCTGTGAATCCTTGTTCGCCCGGTACTGGGGCTTGTCCAATGCCTATGTTGCCACCGCCTGTTCCTGCGGTATCCGCTACTCCCGGTACGCCTTGTGCCTGTGGAGGAGCAGGTGGAGCATTCTGTTGTAAGATCTGAGCCTGTAACATTGCTTCGCTCATATCGTTAGTTACCTTGTCTGGATCAAGATCCATTGACTTAGCAATCTCACGAACGATGTATGGGAACTTAGCGAACGGTGCAAGTGAAGGATTAGATGCAACTTGTAAGAACTGCATCAAGCGTTGGCTACGAACTTCATTCGCCATGAGTGATTCAGTACCACGTGCCTTGATTTCTAAGTCGCCTTTAATCTCAGCATCAAAGTCAAACTGCATATTGAATGAGAACATTGCCTTACCAATAGGAGCCAGCAAGTAATCATCAACATTCTTAATGACAGTCTTGATGCCACCAGATGCGGCATTCATCAACATAGAGATACCAGATGCTGTGCGGCCTACGCCTGACACACCTGTCTGTCCATGAGCGAATGATGGGAAGCCTGTTGACTCATCGGCAAGTACACGTGCCTTGTCAAACAACTGCATGTTCTCATTAGATACATTCGGGAACTTCGTACCGAAGATAGCTTGACCCGGTGCACCGCCTTGACGACGGAATACTTTACCCGGATACACTGAGAGATCTTGACCGGGCACTAGGTTTGTCTCATCAATCTCGATGAGCAAGTTCCCTGACAAGACTGCATTGTCCACAGCCATGCGCATGAAACCGTTCATCAGTGTTTGGGTATCGTCCATGTTTTCAGCGATACCTACACCGAAGAATGAGTATGGATTTAACTCATACGGTACAGCATAGTATGGAATGCGGGCAGGCTTAAACGGATTCAATACTGCACGTAACACACGGCCATTGCAGTACCAGATATTTGCTTGTACTTCATCTAGGTCAGACATATCGTCTGGGATATCTACGCCAGCTTCCTTGAGGATTTCACTGTCGATAGTTCCCCAGTACTCAAGTACTTCAAAACGATCAATGTCATAATCAGTCTGATAATCACGGAGGTCATCTTCCCAGTACTTCTTAACGTAACCTTCACCCATGTCGATGACTTCATTGATTACATTAGACCGGAAGAAAGGACGCTTCTTCAGTGACCGCAGTTGTGAACGTGACATCTTATGTCTTTCAACTACATACTGTGCTTCATCCATATTAGAAGCATCTGGGTCAGGGAAGAAGTTCCATACAGAAACATGGGAGGTCGAGGGGACCGTTTTAATGACTGGATTGTATCCCCCTTCCTCATCCCAATTCGGATACTCTTTGTCTATAGCAAATGGTCCCTTCATGATACCTGTTCCGAAGAGTGCCATCTCAAAGGCAGTAGAGCGTAATTGTTTAGATGCGTGTGCTTCTTCAAGCTGATCGTGGATCTTCTTTTGCATCTTCTTTGCGGCAACCATCGCAGGATGGAATGTCACAGATGATGGTGTAGTACCTTGTCCTGATGTCAATCCCTCAACATCTTCAAGCTTATCTTGTAATGGGCCAAGGCCATTCTGAGTTAATGATGTAAGTGTCGCACCCGGAGGTAAGTCATTACCGTCACCCGCAAAACCATATGGAGAGATAGGCGCACCCATCTGCTTATCCATTTGATTTTTCTGTGGATCAAAGCTAACTGCTTCTTCTACACCTTCAGGTAATCGTGTTGGTTCTACAGTGAGAGGGAAAGCATTGTTAGCAAAGAGTACGTCAATGATCTGACCATAAGCCGCTAGTGTCTTTGTCTTAGTAACCTTAATGAATACACGAGACTTCTCAGCGGAAGTGAACTGTACGTCCGGTCCATAGATGCCACGGTAGTTACGATACGCTTGTAACCAACGATCCTCATCCTGACGGCGGGTGTCTTCTGCCTTACGGTAACGCTCCATTACGTAGCGAACAAGATTAGATATCTCTGTATCTTCTGTCGTCTTCTCAGGCAAATCATCCAGTGTGATCTGGACTTCACCTGATTCAAAAATATCTTCGTCTTTATCAGCCATGGTTTCTAATATCCAAATTTAGAGTCTGAGGGTACATATGATGATGGGCTTTGATGTGTTGGGTCAAAGTCCCAAATAGAGAAACGTGGTCTGGACATGATGCCATAACGCAATGCGTCATACAGGTGGTCTTCAGACTTCGTATCAATATCTTCTGGATTCTTTTTGTCCAGTGGGATAATCGGTAGTTGTGCAATCAAATTAGTACACGTGTTAAAAAATATCAGTCGGGGTTCTTCTGTGTACTCATCAACTTGTAGTCTACGGTGCATCTCATTCTTACCTGATACACGAGAACCTGCTGATCTATCTGAAGGTCTCCAGCGGCATCCCTTCTGTATCATCTGTTCAGCTAGCGATGGACCTGTGTCCCCACGCTTATGCCAGCACGAACTATCTAACACCCCGTACTTGAGATTGCCATCGCCCGCTTCAAGTTCAAGCACCATATCTGCGAGATCAGTTGCCAAGACTTTACTAACGTATAACTCACGATAGACAATAAGCTGTTCATCAGGAGAACAGGCAATCCATACAACAGCAGAATAAGAACCGTACCCATAATCGCAGGCCCTAAACTTAACCCAATTATGAGGTATGTCAAAAGGATCAACAACATGTACTTGTCTGTTGAACTCAGGAAACGCCGCACCTTCTGCAACATCCCAATTACCCTCTAGTAACTGTTTACGTTGATGCTCAGGTAAAGACAAGAGCATCGCCTCATAGTCCCCAGCATCATACAGGTGTGGGTTATCAACTAGCATTGCAGGTATAAACTTACGTTTAAACAATGCTTGGCCTTCTTTGGAATGGCCCTTCGGATAAGCTAAGGTCTTACCACTTTCAATATCTGTTGCGTTAAATGCACTGCCGGGTGGAGAAGGATCAATAAACATCTTCTTCACCCAAGCATGTCCCGGTCCACCGGGGTTAGTAGTAGCTCGCATATAGACCGGTAGATCAGGTGCTGTACTACGCAAACGAGATCTCATGTAGTCCCACGCAAATGGCGTATGCCACTGTGTCAATTCGTCGAATCCAATCCAACTAAACGCCTGTCCTTGGTAACGTAATACGTCATCGTCCCTGTCGAGGTACGAGAACCATAGCCTAGCTCCACTAGGTGCAGTCCATTGCATCTTACGCTCTGACCATTTAATACCGGGCCAGATCTTCGGATACATCTCCTGAGACTTCCAAACGAGTTCTCTTAGTTCCTCATTCGTATGTCGTAGTAGCAGTCCACTGAAAGAGGGATGACCCATAAATCGTAACGGGTCAGCCAACATTGCATAAGACTTACCACCGCCTGCGGCACCTCCATACAGAACCTCCCGTTCCCCTGCGGCCAAGAACTCTGTCTGTGGACCAGCGTTAGGCTTAAATATTACATTGTATTCTTCTTCAGGGCGTATCGGCTCAAACTCATCTGGAGCTTGAGGATCTTCCTTTACTTCAATGTTCGGCTGTGTCTGGGTCTGGCTCTTCGCTGATCCTCGACTTCCTTGCGCCGAGCCTCGACCTTTCGAGGGTTTCCGCTTTGGAGATTGCCGTTTCGTACCTTCTGGCCCATTCACGGAGAGTAGAAGCTTTTCTTTTGTGGGATTGCTCACTATCTATTCGCTTTTTTAAACCCATGTGAGAGATGCTACGACCTGTCTGTTTTGTTAGCCAGTTAGAAACTTCTCTATAACTGTACTGTTTCAAGTACTCTTTTGCTTTCTCTAGTGCCCGTAGTTCTCTTGGTACGGGTAATAGCATGTCTGGATCTTCAGGGTCTTCTGTATAACCAAATGGAATGGTTCTAGCTATTCGTGGTATGGATAAGAAGTCATCGTCCTGAATTACATCTTTAGGCTGTGGTAAGATCCACTTACCTGCACTTCTAGTCGCTGTCATGTTCCTCTGCACGTTTTGGTGGAAGTATCATTACACCGCCCGTCGATTCAACTTGGATCTTCTCAGACTTAATAATACCTACACGATCCATCACTTCTTTAGCCGCTTGCATCTTTTCTTTGATACCAAGCTCAGTAGGATCTTGTAGTGCACCTACCATTGCCATTGCCGCACGTGGGGCTGACTGTGCTAGGTACATATTAGTGCGCTCTAAGATTTCATCTTTCAGTGATTCAACAATACCAGCAGTATGCTGTGTGGGCGAATAGCCTGCTAGCTTCTTAGCTTCCACCATACTACCACGTGCTTCTTCAAATAGCACGTCTAGAAACTTCTGTTGCTTCTCTGTGAGTTGGCGTTTACCGGCCATCTTACTTTACCTTCCTGTGTGGTTTTACTTTCTGCGCTACCTTCTTAGGCTGTGCGGAAAATTGTTTGCCTGCTTTCGTGGCCTTGCGCTTGGCTTTCGTAGTAGCCGCATACTCTTTGTCCGAAAGACTTGTAATTGCTTTCGCCGGGAGATATCGCTCCCCTGTAGCTTTGGGGCCTTGAGTAGAGGGCTTCCCACTTTTGGTACGCCACTTTTGTTTTGTCCAAGCTTTCAGACTGCGTTGTGGTGCTTTCATTATGACTTGTACCCACCACCTTTTTGTTTGTATAACAAGGCAACACGTTGTGCTTTTCTAGCAGACCACTGTCCGGGTGCACCACCTTTACCGCTGGCTTTGACTTGTTCAAATATTCGTTTACGTAATCCGGGCTGAGTGTAGTTACCTGATTCATTAACAGTGCTTCCACCTTTTGCCATTTTTACTGGCCTAGCTTTTTTCTGTGCTGTTTGGGATAGCTCACTATAATGATACAAATACTTACTATTTTTTGTATGTCTTGCACCAGACATCAGCTTGCCTTTAGGATCCTTGTGAGTAGCACCAGTGTGCTCCGTACCATCTCTAAAGTAATGTTTTACACCTTTAGCCATTTGGCAGGAACACTTCTTCAACAGTCACGATAATACTGACATCTGGGTTATTACCACCGGCAGTATTCGCTGTAGTCATCTTTACTGTATCGCTTTCTTCTAACACGAGAAAAGAACCTGACAACTGAATGAACTCGCCAGATGCTAAGTTCTTACCGCCGATAATTACAATCGGTGTCCCGCTGTCGTCATCATCCCACTCAACGCTGACATCAGACGCACTAGCACTTGCATTAGATACAAATACGAGTGACATGTACGCTACAGTGTTTGGTGGACATGTATATACAGTATATGCCGTATCATCAAGTACAGCGTGTAAGCCATAGCTTTTGAAGCGACTAGGACGTGTGACGTTTACCGCCATTGATTACTTCTTACCTCCAAGGTGATCTACAACACTACCGCCTGTTGCGTAGTTATGCTGATACATCTTGCCGCCACGGCCACGGGCCATACCGCCATCTGCCATCTCAGTACTACCGGATGGGAAGTTCTCTTGTCCTTCCCTACCACCACGATCTCTGAGTGCAACACGAGCGAGCATTGCATCACGGTCTTTACCGTTTGCCATTGCACGGACTTGACTCAAGCCTTGCTCTGTTTTTGTTTTCGCTTTTAGTTCAGCGAGGCGAACGTCATCGGGTTTAGTTTCTTCAGCCATTACGCTTTACTCTTTCCGTTTGGTGCAACTGAAGCTCCGCAGTTAGCGTAGCCACCTTTGTTGTACGCTTTCTTAGTCATACCGCCTTTGGACATGTACCCCATCTTGTTACGCACTTCTGTAGGTAGCTTCTTCAAACCAGTATTCTCTTTAGGTACAGATTTCATTTCTTAGTCGCCTTCTTGCCTTTAGCATTAAGATAAGCCTGTAATGTCTTGTGACCTGACTTCTTCAAGTCTTCCCTAGTGACAGCCGCTTTCTTCTTGCCATCCTTACCGATGAAGTACGACTTACCCATGCGCTTCGCTTCAGCGATAGTGCTAGGTTCTTTAGGTGCTGTTGTCTTAGCCTTCGCTTTAACCTGAGCTTGATTCTTCTTGGCCGCTTCAGTACGAGCCTTGGCACGATCTACCTTGCCTTGCTCAGTGCTTACCCTGTCCATGGCCTTGCGCTTAGCACGTGCCTTAGCCGCATCTGCTTCAGTGCTCTTTGCATTGGCATTAACAGCATTCTTAGCGGCACGGCTATACGCACCTGCACCAAGTGTCTTTAGAAAAGCATCTGCCTTGCGCTGAGCATTCTCTGCTGTAGGCAATTGCTTCTCAATTGTCTTCATGAAGGCGGCGGCTTTACGCTTCGCATTTTCTTCATTGGGAATATTTCTATTAATGAAGCCACGAATCTTCTTAGCTACATCAATACGTGTTTGATCTTTTTTCTCAGCCATGATTACCATTTCACCTTATGAGACCAGTACTTTGCAGATAGCTTACTGGTGGGTTTACCTTGAGCATTATGACGGGCATAATACGATTTCTTACGTGCTTTATCTTTTTCGGATGAGGGAGACTTACCTGCCCCCTTTACCCCTTGCTGACCAAAGCGGATGAACTTATATGTCTCACCTTCTTTAGCCATCACCTTATGTGACTTCGTTGGATGATCAGGATCTCTCTTTGGCTTGTTCACGCCATCGAGACCTTCCTCCTTCATCTTGTTCTTAACTCTTTCAGGTACTGCCACTATCTGTCCAACCTGCTTCTTTCATGTACTCTTCTACCTGCGACAAAGAAAGCTCGCACATAAAGCGAGCCTCTAATGCCTCTCGCACAAAGAATACATCTGAGTGCGGTATGTGAATGCTACTGAGTGGGGTGTTGTCTGTGAGGCACGAATAGACTTGCTCTATCAGACCCTCCCGACTTCTGGGTTCATTTAGATCGTACATAGTTATACTTCTGAGGATACAAATGTCAAGACATTTATATGATGGTGTACTACTAGAGTGTAGCACCTTGGATGGGAGTACAGATTATATCACGTACTTTACTTGCAGTCAATACATTTATATGTACATTTAAGTGTACAGTTAAAGTGCATTTAACATCTTTATTTGCTTTTTAGTTTTTAGTGTAGGGCATTTGTCTGTAACACTTTAAGTGTAGGCTGGCTACGCCAGTAGTTATATGTAAAAGCAAAACCATGTCAAGCTAAATCTCTCTATCATACCGATAGATATATACTATCAATAAGCTAATACTATGATAGACACAAACTATGGTTGCTCATAGTCCATAGCTATCGTGTGTGGGATCATTTGAGTACAGTGGTTTACACTTCAATTTTCCTAATCTGTGTATAACTCCATATACGTATACCGGCACACCCCCACCGGCCCACGCCCGCCCCCACATAGCGTGTCATGTGACGCATCATGTGTGTCATCCGCCCGCATAATGCGTGATCACGTGACGCTGTGTGTGTATGTGTATGATTTTCTTACGAAAATGTGAGAGGTGAAAGTGATATGTAATCATTTGACACCATAAAACCATGAAACAGACAGCGATTTCGACAGACCGAGGCCGTGGAAGGTAGCAAGCATCTTTTGCTGTCCAGACTATACCCTACCAAAGTCGATGGTCACCTCGCATGATGCACACGCTATGCGATCACGAGGCAATCTATTCACGCAGGGATGCACATGGTGCGTCATGATGCACATCATGTGTGGCTGACGTGCGACCCCCAAACTGCCGGTTTCGGAGTTCCGAGACCGAAAATACCCTTTAGGGTAAAAAATAAATTGAAAAAAGTTCTGGACATTTGGTTCCAAGGTCTGCAAAGTGGAAAGCGTCAACACCGACAGCAACGATCAAATGGAGATCGAAATCATGAAAAATTCACTAGCGCAAGACTTGACTAAAATGGCACAGCAACGCAAGCCTTCTACTAATGAAAAGAAGGCTACTGCTCAGAATATCCCTGACATCATGAAAGAAGAGAAGGCAATGAATCTCCCTGAAAGGGAGACAGCGGCCTTGAAGACTTGGAATCGTATCAACGATTACGCTAAAAAGTCTTTGCCTCAGCTTGCTGAGATTGGACAGGTAGTTCTTGACAAGCGTAAAGCTTGTACTGATGACCAGTCATTCGCTAAAGCGATGGAGTCTTCGCCACTTGCCAAGATCCCCTACGGTCAGCGCAAGATCTGCATGGATCTGGCCGAGTACTGGAGCAAGCTTGAGCCTCTGCTTGGAACCGAAGGTTACACTTCGACATCGGCTGATCTTCTTGTACGAAAGTACAAAGCTGACAACGGCATCGGTAAGAAGCGTGGTGCTCAAACACCGAAGGGCAAGTCTACGAAGACAAAGTCTTCTCCTGCGAAGTCTGGTGTCACGAAAGCACAAGTGCTTGCCATGCTTCAAGCGTCAATCAAGTCTGGAGTGATCGTCAAAGACGATTTGAAAGACCTCGACTGGACTGTTACGAAGTAACAGTTTGATGCCTGACACACTGGGGAGCTTTATGCTCCCTTTTGTCGGTTAAGAGGTCTGGGAATTCCGAGACCACATAAATTACCGGAGGTAATGACAATGAAATTCTTATTTGGTTTCTTAGGTATGGCGGGAGTGATCCTGCTATTCGGTGGCGTGAGCATCATAGATGCTTCACATGACGTGTTCTCTGCTGGCATAGGCTTTGCCATATCTTTGATTGGCTTGCTGAGCATAGCAGTGTTCGCCTTGTGTCCTGCGTATGTATCAATCCGGTTTCGGAATTCCGAGACTGACACTATTACCGGAGGTAATTAATATGAGCTTTATTGTATTTCAAATTCCATTTGAGTCCATGCAGAAACTGGGTGCGATGCGCTCACCATTCTTGTACGGCATGAGTAGTGCCTTCACGATCAAGGATGTGCGTGAGTTGCTCAAGTCAGGCGACTATCAGCCTGTGTGCTATGCACATGTGAACACTCTAAATGAAGTGTTTGAGGCATCCAATAGGCCGGTCGAGGATAAGCTTGAGCACATTGAGCGGATGCACTCTGTATCCGTAGGTGATGTGATCGTGGATGCTGAGGCTGATGGTGCTGTCTGGGTAGTAGCACCCGATGGGTTTGATGCACTAGGCGAGACGCTTGAGCAAGTGTATATGTCGTAGGCACAGGGAGAGTGTCGGTCTGGGAGTTCCGAGACCGGCATCTACCGTAGGTAAATATGGGGCTTGACATATGGTTCCAGAAGTCTGCATACTGTAAATCGTTAAACGGCAGGAGGTTAGCCATGTCAGGTGGTGCAACAGCAAAAGAATTCGCAGAGTGGACAGCGAAAGCTAAGACTCTGTCAGTGGATGCGCTACGGTATGTAGTGTGGGATTGCAAGCAGTCAATGTGTGCAATGCGTGGACATAACCCAGAGCGGGAGTGCTACTACGCTGACCAAGCAATGACATTCGGGGACGAACTACGTAGGAGGGTTAAGTAATGAATGCACCAAAGATTGAGCAAGTAGGCGAGTGGGTTATCGGGTGGCGTGATGGCATGATCGGTGACATGGGTTGGTCTATGTGGTGGGGGCATGAGTCCACGGATGAGGAGCTAGGCTGTGGCAATCTCATGCTGTCTGATGAAGGATTGATCATCGACTATGACGGCTTCGGTGAGCCTACCGTTGAGGTGTGGGAGGCTGTGCTTGAGGCAGGCTATGGGCTAGATGATGACATGAAGGCTTATGTCATGCCCAAGATGAAGGCTAAGTACCTATAACAATCCGGTCGGTCTGGGAACTCCGAGACCGGCCAACTCACTAAGGGGATACGAAATGTACGTAAGAGAATCAGTGCCTACGTGTGATATCACAGGCAAGAAGTATGAGTCTAGTGTGCAGGGTGCATACGCTGTGGCGCAGGGTGCGACAGGCAGATGGTGCTGTGTCATGTACATCGGGCCTGAGTACATAGCTGAGCGTGGGCTGACTACGATCTCTCGTGATGAGGCATATGCTTTGATCGAGAAGCAAGGCGGATGGGCTGAGTTCTAAGGAGGTATGAAATGGTAGGGTTCGTATACATGACACCACTGCAACAGGCACAGGCATTGTACGTTGATGCGTACCGTGATGCATGGGGCTGTGAGCCTAAGCATCTGTCACCTGAGAAGTGGCAGGACATTCGGTATCTTGAGGCTAGCACAGAGGGCCTCATTGATATTGCAATTGATCGTAAATACAGGGAGCAAACAGCATGAAAGTTGAAGTGTACCGCAACCTGAACAATGGCAGGTTATCCATTCGTGATGCGAAGACTAAGCTCGTGATAGGCCATGCGGATCGTGTCAAGTTATTGGACGTGACATTCCATGTGTCACAGGCAGGGCGTGAGCGTGTGCTCCGTGAGAAGCGTAAGAATGTGCATGCCGTAGTGCGTGGGTACATGGTGAGTGCGCTGTTCGGTGAGAGCTACAAGGGCAGGAGTCTTCTTGAGTATGCAGGGTATGGTGACCCGATGAAGGTTCGTGCGTATCATGAGGTCGAGCCTATCAAGTACAACCCATACAAGGCAGGTGCATTCATGTACAAGGATAAGCCCGTGACCAAGACGCAGGCAGTAACCATTGGGCTTGGTGGAATCCTTCCGTCATATGTTGAATGAGGTCTAGGAGTTCCGAGACCGATGGGGGTTGACATATAGTTCCAAAGGTCTGCATACTGTAAAGCGTCAACACAAACCAAGCATCAAATGGAGGTGCAACATGAGCAAGTTACTCAACACAAACGGTGGCAACACCAAGGTACTCAAGTCAATGAAGACTAAGCTAGGTACGGATCTGATTCGTATCGCATCACTCAGCATGATGCCTAACAACACACTGTGTCCATCCCGTGGTATCGCAGGGTGTGAGGAGCCATGCCTGTTTACATCTGGCCGTGGCGTAATGTCTAACGTAGCCGAAGGTCGTAAGCGTAAGACTGATTGGTTCATGTCTGATCGTGAGGGATTCCTTGTACAGCTACGCAAAGAGATGCACTCGTTCATCCGTACTTGCAAGCGTCAGGGTGTCAAGCCTGTGTTCCGCTTGAACACGATCAGCGATGTGCAGTGGGAGAACTACATCGACATGGAAGGTGAGTTCGGCGAGGCGTTCTTCTACGACTACACAAAATTAGGTAGGCGTCTGCATAAGCGTATGCCTCGCAACTACAAGCTGATGTTCAGCTTCTCGCCTAAGCCTGAGTTCTGGGGGCAGGTTGACCTTGCTCTCGCTACCGATGTGCCGATGGCTGTCGTGTTCCGTGGCGGATTACCTGAGACATACTTGGGACGCAAGGTCATTGATGGTGATGTGTCTGACATTGCCAATGTCCAAGCAGGCAAGGTGATCATCGGGCTACGTGCTAAGGGTGACGCATTGGGTGAAGCTGGTGACAGCTTTGTAATTGACAGCACAGACCTGATCGCTTCGGCGTGATGGTCTCGGAATTCCTAGACCGACAGGAGAAATAAACTATGTATGGAATATATCGTTACATCAACGGCATCTCTCTGAATGGTGCAGAGTGGATACTAGACAGTGAGGATGGAGACATCCGCACATTCCCCCATAAGGATGAAGCAGTGGCGTTTCTAAATTCCAGTGGAGTGTATGGGGACGAGGAAGACATTGAGGAACAGGGATTGTTCATTGGTGAATTAGATACTGGGATGAAATCAATAGGAGATTACGATGAGTAAACATATTCGTGTGAAAGTAACGTGTGAGATTGAGTTTGGCTTAATGGATCTTCATGAGAATGTAGCGTATGAGATTCGTGAGGCTGAAGGACTCGATGAGTTTGATGCGATTGAAGATGAACAGATCATCCGATACATTGAGGCTCAGGATGTGTATGAGTTGAATGATGTATTCGGCATCGTTGATGCTGACATTCAGGAGGTAATCGTAGAATGAGTAACACAGTTGACATGACTCCAACGTGGAGTGCAACAATGGACATCCTCATCATGATCTTTGAGAATGGTGACGATGGGGGTAAGGCACTTGCTAAGCAGGAGTTGCGTGACATTGGCAAGATGTTGGATGAATTGAAACAACAGGAGGTGAGCAATGGAGACAGTCAATAGAGAGTTAGTGAAAGAGCTAGAGAAAGCACTGGACGCTACGTTCAGTGTGTGGGGTGACGTGCAGAACACTGGCGATTACGAGAGTGAGGATCTCGATGAGGCTAGCAAGGCACTGGACACAGCCATGCGTAAGATAGCATTCGCTTTGTATAGTCTCGATGGTAAGCATCGGAATTATATGAACATCAAAAGAATTAGTTGACAGGTATTTTTTTAATCCTTATAATTGTAAACACAATATTATCACTTAGCTAATGGAGCAAGTAACTATGAGCGTATATCAAAACTTTGACCACATCCCTACACTTTCTGAAGTTGCACCATCACTGGTGTTTGAGCCTAAGCGTGAGGCACTGCGTCACAATGGCCTGCTTGTGAAGGATAAGTTCGCAATCATCAACCCTATCATTGGTGACATTGATCCACTGACTGGTCTGCCAAAGGGTGAGGTCATGCAGGTTGTAGGCAAGAGCCATGTCGCTACGCCATACAATGTCATGTGGGATTCTATGCGTGAAGGCATTGAGTTGTCTGGCTTGGATACATCACAAATCCAGATCAAGTTCATCGTCGCACCAGATGGTGGATCGTATGCGACTGACATCATCTTCAAGCAGTACGAGTTTGAGCCTGCTGTGGGTGACGTACACTCAATGCGTTTCCGTATCTATGATTCACATGACATGACGTTCAAGCATCACATCCAGTGTGGCCTGTTCCGCTACTGGTGTAGCAATGGGCAAGCGTCTATCGCTGAGAAGCTTGAGGTGAAGGCTAAGCACACACTTACTGCTGACCCAGAGAAGCTAGGTCGTATCGTGGCTGACTTCCCTGCTCGCCTTGAGGCGGAGGCTGAACTGTACAAAGACATGATGGCAACACCATTGTCCAAGGATCGTGCTGTTCAGTTCATCCGTGAGAACGTAGCTACCTATCGCATTGCATCTGGTATCAAGATCAATGAGAAGACAGTCGAGGAAGGTGCACGTATCTGGAATATGTACAACAACCTTGGCGACACAGGGTACCGCTTGTTCAATGTCATCACTCACATCGGCACTCATGTGACTGGCCGTGAGGGTACGAACATGGCACGGAAGCAGGCTCGCATTGAGCAACAAGCACAGGCTGTCGTTGACATGCCTGAGTTCAAGCAACTGGTTGGCCTTGCCGCTTAACTTAATCGGTGGTCGGTCTGGGGATTCCGAGACCGGCCTTAATGAGGAGAAATAAATTATGTACTACAGTGATAAAGAACTATTAGAGATGGTTGAAACCCTTCAGGTTAGAACTAAGCTTGAGCGAGAGAAGAAACATGATGTCGTTGAAATGCTTAGTGAACGCTTTACACAGAAAGATAAGCAACGTGAGTTTATCAGTGCACGTCTCAATGAGGCGGCTAATATCATTGGGCACAACACAATATCGGAGAGCATGCAGTATGAGTGATCTACATGACATGGCGGATGAGCGTAAGCGTAGCGACACATCACTGATCAACTTCATGCACAACCACAAGGTATCTGTGCGTTGGGTTGGTCGGTCATGGACAGCTTCAACTGAGGACTACATGGGTGTGGGTAGTAGCATTCGCTCTGCCCTACTCAATCTTGAAAGGAGTATGTATGGTAGATAACGTAGGAAGAGAGGTGCACTGCCTAGCATGTGACCATGTGTACCCTGAGACATGGCCGTTAGCTAGGTCTTGCCCTGCTTGTGACAACAGGGACATGGAGAATACAGTGTACCTACAAACACAGGAAGATGGTGATGGCCTTTAAGACAGGGGCGGAGCATTACAAGTCTAAGCTCACTGATGATGACGTTCGTTTGATTCGTGAGCTTAAGGCTGAGGCTATCCCTATCCGCCAGATAGCAAAAAAGTTTGAGGTATCACATCACTGCATACATCAGATCAGTACGTACAAGACATGGAAACACGTGAGGTAACAGCATGTATCACACTCGCCCTATCAAAACATATGACATGATCACTGCACTGACAGATCGTGTCACTAAAAGTTTGTCGTACCAAAACGAGGAGTACGATGACGTGCTCAGTAACGTAAGCCCGGAAGCACGTAAAGAATTTCTGAAGGCTCTGATCAAATTCAATGAGACATTTCTGGAGGGACGAGATGGGTAAGCGCATCAAAGAAACATTCAATGAGCTTGTAGATTTATATAAAGGTTCTAATGAATTCAAGGACTTACAGCCAACAACTCGACAGCAGTACACGTATTGGTTGCGTCTCGCATCGGAGGCATTGCCTTCTGATGTTGGGTACAAAGAGATCACTGGTGCGATTGCTAACAAAACATTTGAGACTATTGATGAGGGCAAGGGCACAGTGCTAGCCAATCGTGTGCTCGCTGTGTGTCGTAGGTTGTACAGCTACGCTATCCGTATGGATGTGATCGACACCAACCCATGGCGTAAGGTGAAGACTAAGCGTGAGGAATCCCGTCGAGTTCTTTGGACACGCAGTCAAGTGTCCAGTTTCTTGGACGTTGCGTACTCCGATTGGAACACCCGATCAGTAGGGCTGATTGCACAGATGTGTTACGAGTGGTGCCAGCGTGTGGGTGACATGCGTACCCTGACATGGGATGCCATTCACTTTGAGGATAAGTACGTCAAGCTTGTTCAGTCTAAGCGTAGGGCACAAGTCAAGGTACCGATCAGTGAGAACCTATTGTCCATGCTCACTGAGCAGAATGGTGCGCTAGACTTTCAGGATTATGTTGCACCTAATGTTGTAGATAACATGAAGCCATTCAACATGTACCGTATCTCCGGATGGGTGAACAAGATCAAGAAGAAGGCAGGCTTACCTGATGACCTACGTCTTGCAGACTTACGCAGGACAGGTACAACCGAGATGGTTGAGGCAGGGGTACCCTTACCACAAATCATGGCGGTGACAGGGCACAGCACACCTGCTAGTGTCACACCCTACATGAAAAATAGTTTGACAAGTGCGACTGAGGCGTGTACGCTCCGCTCTGTCTACACCGGCAAGTGAAACATTAGAGGTTGAGACAATGATAATTGAGATAGTAATAGTAATCATTGCATACGAAATACTATGGCAGGTAATGTGATATGTCTAAGATCAGTGACTTCATCGACACGTTAGATTTATATGTCGATCAGACGTACAGAGGCAACTGCCCCATCTGTTATGGCAAGAACACATTCACAGTTACACGTGACCACAGTAATGTTATCTACAATTGCTACAAGAATAGCTGTGGCATTTCAGGTAAGCGCAGGCAACTGTTACATGCTGATGAGATCATTGCCCTACACCAGAGAGAAGATGCCCCTGAGAGCTATTCTGAGCAGGATCTATGTACCTATACAGTGCCTGCCTTTATGGTCCCCTACACAGAGGTGTATGCCCCCATAGATCCTACGTTTTTAGATAGGTATGGCATTGACCCACACACTGTGCGCTATGATGTCAGGCAGGACAGGCTAGTGTTTCTTGTCTACACTAAGCAGGGACTACTTGTTGATGCAGTAGGCAGAGCATTGACCAAGCGCATTCAACCCAAGTGGATACGATATGCGGCATCCCCTGTGCCATACACCAATGGAGATTCTAGTAAGTACGCAGTGATTGTTGAGGATGCAATCAGCGCATATGTTGTAGGTGAAATGTTCGGTGACATCTGTACTGGCGTAGCTCTGCTTGGCACACAGCTAACAGATTTTCACAAGCGGTATATACAAAAGCATTATGACAATGCTATCGTGGCACTCGATCCCGATGCACGAGACAAGACCATCAAGATTGCAAGGGAGTTAAACTGTAAGGCATTGAACCTTACTGATGACTTGAAGTACAAACGAACTGAAGACTTAGATAAGTTAGCGGAGATGTTATATGCATAGGCGAGGCGGTTACAATGTTCCTTGGACTCAGGAAGAGATCGAGACAACGGTCAAGATGTACAAAGAACACAAGACCAACCATGAGATTGGTTGTGCCATTGGCAAGACAGGGGATGCTGTTAAAACTAAGCTAGGTAAATTGCGTAAGCAGTTTGACTTAGCTCCAAGGAGTCAGGCCCTTCTGAAAAAAGGAAATAAAAAAGGCCCTCCGAAGGGGGTGTCACCATTTGAGCGTGACTGGCAAGGCTCCGTGCCATGCGGTCACTGGATGATCACTAAGGCTTGGAGGAAAGCATCATGAGCTTTGAAGAAGAAATGAAAGCGGGTCAAATAAAAAGAACAGGTGAAGAATATTATTTTTATGAGGAGTTCAAGCAACACTATACCCCTGACATTCAATTCTTTAGGTCACCGCAGGATGTGCACAATGCGATAAGCAGAATATTCTGGCTGGACGAAGATGGTATGGAGAACGATTACATAAAAGTTCTTGAGGACATTGACGATGACAACAGGAAAAGTCTTGGTGCTTCAGATGCTATGGTCGGTGCTTGTTACTACAATGTTCTAAACTTGATTGCATCTGTTCAGTTGCTTGTTGAGGAGAGAGATCTACTAAAGAAAAAACTGGAGGCATCATGAGTTATCCTAAGACAAAATGTATGCAATGCAATAAAGATGCAGTGGCAGTTGAGGCAGACACATTCTTTTACTGTGCTGTCTGTTGGATTAAACAAATGAGGAAACAGGCATGAGTAAAGTACCTTATGTTGAAAGGCCATTGGGATGGCAGGGTGCAGGTGTAGGATTAACTGGAGAGTGCGCTTACGTGTGGGCATTGTTCTTAGCCAATGAAGCCGACATGGCGGATGACACCTTTGAGTATTCCAAGTGGAAGTCGATGGCCGATGACCTCGCACCTAAGCAAGGTAAGCCTGTAGCCGCCGCTGTGTACTACGCTGAACTTGAAGAAGCGATAGCGAGATACACAAATGCCTAGCATCGCTGAGTTCTGGAGAAACAGTTACAAGAATGACAGGGTGTCTTTCTGGTGTGAGTTAGTAGGGCTTGTACTTGCAGTGACTGCGAGCATGTACCTAGCGATCAATGCCGGTGACCCTGACATGAGATACGTGTACCCAATCGCTTTTGTAGGTGCAGTCGTACAATCATATGCGAATTGGCGTAGAGGTTTAGCGTGGGTCATGTTGTTGACTACATACTTCTCCTGCATTAGCCTGTTCGGATTCGGTAGAGCAATGGGATATTATTAATTAGGAGTGAGAGACATGATTAAGTTTGAGTACAGACCTTGGACACCAGATAGTGACGTTGCTGAGTTATTTGATCCCCCTGTTGTAGAAATTGTGACCATGACATTGGGTGATGATCTATCATGGGATGAGGCAGTATGTGAGTTCAAGAACTTCCTACGTGCATCAGGGTATGTGATCCCGTACGACTTTGAGGATGAAAGCAACGCAGATGTTGCGGAGAATCGTAAGCGTGACGCAGACCTCAGTATTGGTGCGTGGTTGTCTGCCGCACTGGAAGACCCAAGTACATGCCAGTCAATGAAGGATGACATCAACGAATGGTTTGAATGTACACCGCAAGTGCATACAAATACTATGCAAACTTAACATGTCGCAAACCTTATGTGCGGAAAAGTGGAATAAGTTAACATTTAATGTGCATAAAAGTGGTGTTTGTGTAGACTTAAATGAACAGTGTAAACTTAAATGAACAGGAGAATACAGATGAAACTAAATGAATTGATCGACACCTTGAGTGAAAACGAGTACGTGCAAGATGCACTGTACGAAGTGGCAGATGCTGTCTTTTTAGAGAAGCTATTTGACATGCGTCAGAGATTCATCAACGATTACATTAACGTCAAGAACGGGGTGACTTGTAACATCTTTGTATTTAATGATCTTGAGCAGGATGCATTTGAGATCAGCAGACGCATTGAAGCGACTGACATGTTGATTGACCAGTTCATACCTGACCATCTACCATTCGACTTTGAAGGGTTCCCATGGTGGGATGATGAAGAAGGATTAAGCTAATGCCTAGAAAGAAGAATAGCCCTGCGTACGGGAAGGGCGATTGGAAGCGTCCCGTAGACGAGAAGAAGTTCGCTGAGAACTATGATCGTATTTTTAATAAGGGAGAGAAGAATGAAACCGGAACTAATACAACTCCTCCTAAGTAAGGAGTTCTTTACTAACAACAGGCATCGTATCCGTGCTTCCATGTTTGAGGACACGGATTACCTGCCAGTCTACAAAAGTATTATACGAGCACATGAGAAGTCAGAAGATGGAGACATTACTGTCCAAGATGTGGCTGCGCTGTACGACGTGGATAACCCCACGGAGAGCCGTTCAAAGAAAGAAAACGTACGTATACTATTACGTGAGTTGGCGGATAGGCCACCGCTATCGCTTGACGTTGCTGAAGAAGTACTCCAACAATCATGGCGGACTGAGATCGGTAGGGATATTGCTCACCTCGGATCACAGATAGTCAATGGTGAAGTACAAGACCTAGTACCTCTCAAGCGACTTATAGAAAAGACACAAGACGACTTCATGCCTAACATAGAAGTCAAACCTTGTACTAAGGATGTCTTTGAACTACTCAGGGAAAACGAAGAGGATACCCGCTGGACGTTTAACGTACGAGCACTGCGGGACAAGCTTCCAGGGGTTGCCGGTGGAGAACTATGTATTATATTCGCAAGACCAGAAACAGGAAAGACTGCAAGCCACGTGTCCTTCTGCTACGGGCCAGACGGATTCGCAGAGCAAGGAGCCAGTGTCCACACCTTTGTGAACGAAGAGAAGGCAACACGGACGATGCTACGGGCCATGTCCGCATTCACCGGTATTACTAAGGAAGAGATCTACGAAGACCCTAAGTTCGTCGCCAACGAATGGCGTACGATCTATGACAACGTCAACATGTATGACGCACAGGGTGTCACCATTGAACAGATTGATGCCTACTGTGAAAACCATAAGCCAGACGTACTGGTTGTAGATCAGTTAGATAAAGTACAAGTGCATGGTAACTTCAGTCGTACAGATGAGAAGCTACGTGAGATATACACACAAGCCCGTGAGATTGCTAAACGCCATGACCTTGCATTCATTGCAATCAGTCAGGCATCTGCAGACGCAGAGGGGAAGACACGGCTTAACCCATCCGAAATGGAAGGCAGTAAGACAGGTAAGTTCGCTGAGGCAGATATTATTATCGGTATCGGTAAGCATGATCAGTCAGGGGTAGATGATGAGCCAGACTACACTCGTCACCTTACAGTAGGAAAGAACAAGATCACGGGATGGCATGGCACCATTATTTGCGAAATACAACCAAAGCTATCTCGCTACGTTGATTGATAGGTCCGATATGTATGTACTAGGAATAGACATTGAGACGACAGTACAGAAGGCTGAACGTGGTTTGGATGGTAGCCCCTTCAATCCTAACAACCATCTAGTGTCTGTGGGTGCTCAGTTCTTACACGATGAAACAGGTGAGTACTTCTTCTTTAATCACAACAAAGTCGAGTGCAACCCAAAGGAAGCCCACTTCAAGCTACAGCAGATGATTGAGTTAGCAGATGTAATCGTAGCTCACAATGCTAAGTTTGATATCCTTTGGCTGCAGGAAACAGGATTCAATATTGAGTGCGCTGTCTACTGCACAATGATTGGCGAGTACGTACTAGCCCGTGGGCAGAAGATGCCATTGTCGTTAGAAGAGACCGCCAAGCGCAGGAAGGTTACACTCAAGCGTTCTGACCTGATGGAAGAGACATTCAAGAAAGGGATCGGATACGAACAGATGGACCCAGAGATTGTAGAGACGTACGGACGGGGTGACGTAATATCCTGTCTGGAAGTATACGAATCTCAGATGCATGACTACCGGCAACCTCACTTCACAGGGTTACGCAAAGTCAGGGACATGATGAACGAGATGATGTTTGTCCTGTTGGAAATGGAACGGAACGGAATTTGCATTGATCTTGATTCACTGGACGATGTAGAGAAGGAATTCACTGAAGAGCGTAACAAATTAGAGACACGGCTACAGCAGATCGTTAGCACAGTTATGGGTGACACTCCCGTCAACCTGAACTCACCGGCACAGTTATCTGAAGTAGTCTACTCTCGGCGTGTACTGGACAAGAATAAGTGGCGTGAACTATTTAACGTAGGCATTGCCGCTAACGGCAAATCCTTGCCACGTCCACGTATGTCGCCTAAAGAGTTTGCGCTTGCAGTAAAGAACAACTCAACAATCCTCCACCGCACCAGAGGCGTACAATGTTCTGAGTGTAAAGGGGTGGGTACTGTCCAGAAGATCAAGAAGGACGGCAAGCCGTACAAGAATCGTAGCAAGTGTGTTACATGCAACGGTGTTGGGGCTGTCTATAAACCGACAGATAAGGTAGCAGGTTTCAAGCTGACACCTTCCTCTGTGCAGGATATATCTGCTAACGGCTTCAAGACAGAAAAGAACACCCTGCAGTTTTTACTGGCTCAAGCGCAACGTAAAGGCTCACAGGAGGCGATTGAGTTCCTACAAGGGATGCGTAGGCTCAACGCTCTAAACGTCTACCTGAACTCGTTCTGTGGCGGTATGAGGCGTAATACACGCAGTGATGGCGTACTGCATACGACTTTCAACCAATGCATTACTGCTACTGGACGCTTGTCTTCTTCTGATCCTAACTTCCAGAATCAACCACGCAGTGGGACATTCCCTATTCGTAAGTGTGTCGTATCACGCTTCGACGGTGGTGAGATTATGGAGGCTGACTTCAGCGGTCTAGAGTTTCGTGTAGCCGGTGAACTGTCTAAAGATGGTCAGATATACAATGACATCATGACGGGTAAGGATGTACACAAGCAGACTGCTTCTATCATTAACCAGAAATCTTCTGAGGAGATTACTAAGGATGAGAGGCAACAGGCGAAGGCGTATACGTTTGCGCCGCTCTATGGCGGTCAGGGAGCGCAGGAGGCTCCACATGTTCAACAATACTTCAAAGAGTACTTCAACATCTACGAAGGACTCGCAGAGTGGCACGACAGACTCAAAAGAGGAGTCCTAAGAAATGGTATAGTAACACTACCTTCTGGACGACAGTTCTACTGGCCTAACGTTGAACGTAAGCAGGGCGGTAGGATTTCGTACGCCACACAGATTGTAAACTACCCCGTACAATCTTTTGCAACTGCGGACATTGTTCCGTTGGCTTGTATACGTGTACACGAAATGATGAAAAATCGACAGGTTAAATCGTTGTGTGTATTGACTGTACATGACTCCATCGTCATTGACGTGTATCCTGGAGAGCAGGAGATCATGAAAGATATTCTTGCAGAAGGTATGGAAGGGGTTGCAATGGAAGTCAAAAAGAGGTTTAATTACGATATGGTAATACCACTCGCCATTGAAATAAAGAGTGGTTCAAATTGGCTAAATGGAAAAGTTATTTATGAGTGAAGTAGCACTTTATAATGGTATGACCCCAGAGCAACTATTGGCTGCGATGGGGGCAGGTGAACCTCAAGAAGCAACAGGCAATCGTCTGCCGTTGTTAAAGGTCAACTATCAGGATGAGGACGACGAGGGTAACACCTTGAAGAAGGGTTCTATCGTCTTGGCACTCCCGTCAGGTAACGTATACGGTACGTCTGTAAAGATCCGTGTGTTCGGTGATTACATGCAGTACATGGACTACGATGCCGCTGACAATGCTGTTGTCAATAAGACAATCATTCACCGTGCAGGTGATGAAGCGATTGACGAGACTGGTGGCGTACGTTGTGGTAAACCTGCGTCTAAAGACCTGCGTGATATGGATGACGAGGTCAAGGCAAAGTACAAGAGCATCTCTTGCTTCCGCTACCTGTTTGGTAAGGTAACAATGGAAGATGGCAAGACTGCATCTGGAGAAGCTACTGAGGTAGTTGAAGTCCCTTGTCTGTTCCGCCTGAAGGGTATGTCATTCATGTCGTTCTCTCAGGATGTGATTGAGCCTTCACGCAATCAGAAGCTCAAGTTCCAGCAAGTCACCAGTGCGATTAAGACAACCCGCCACAAGAACGGGTCTGTTACTTATTTCACTGTAGGCTTTGAGCCTGACTTCTCTAACATCACAGACATCTCAACGGATGATCTACAGTTTATGTCCAATGTACTGGACACAGTTAACGCTGAGAACAAGCAAGTCATTGCGAAGCACAACAGTGCATTGTATGGCAAGCAAGCAGACGTGCGTGACGAGAAGATCGTTTCTGAAGTCGAAGACTATTTAGAAATCGACGAGGCATCATAATGTCCGAAATGCCTCATGAATACGAGGTTCGGATACGTGAATATCTATCTAAGTTGTCGGCGGGGGAAGCTCCCCCTGTCGATGACAAGTGGATAGACCAAGCATGTGAAGACTTTCGTAATGCCCTAGTTAAGCAGTTCACCCGTGATAACGGGCGTGAATTTACGGTACGTATGTCCAACGCAGGACGGCCTCGCTGTCAGTTATGGTGGCAGAAGAATCATCCTGAAGAGGGCAGTAAACCTTCTTACGACTTCATCATGAAGATGCTGTTAGGGGATGTTATTGAGGTATTGGCCTTGCTTTTAATGCGGGGTGCGGGTATACCAGTCCAGTCCTACCACGGTAAGGTAGAGCTTCAGCTTGACGACGATGCCACCATTCAAGGTGAGTATGATGTCGTTATCGACGGTAAGGTGTGGGATATTAAATCCTCATCTCCGTTTGCCTTTGAGCACAAATTCAAAGACTTCAACGCTGTCAAGGATGACGACTCTTTTGGGTATGTCGCCCAAGGCTTTGGTTACGCTAAAGCTAATGGAATGCCGTTTGGCGGATGGATTGTAATCAATAAGTCTACAGGCGAATGGAAGTTCATTGAAGCAGATAACTCTGTAGCAGACGAGTACACTGAAGTCATCAAGGATACCATTGACTACATTGCTACGGACAAACCGTTTGCTAGGTGCTTTGATGAAATTGAAGAAACATTCCGTGGTAAGGTCACCGGCAACAAGTACATCGCAAAGAACTGTATCTATTGCGACTACAAGTTCAAGTGCTGGACTACCCTGCAGTACAAACGAGTAGAGGCATCACAGGCTAAGAATAAGCCTTGGAGATACTACACGGTGTACAATGACGTTCAGTAGGGCGGCTAGGAAATATGGATACAAATCAGGTCTTGAGAAAACTGTCGCAGATCAAATCAAAAAGCGGGGACTACGTGTCAAGTATGAAGATCCATCTTCACGAATTAGCTTTACACAACCCGCTACTGATAGAACGTATACTCCTGATTTTGTCCTGCCTAATGGTATTGTGGTTGAGACAAAAGGCCGGTTCACCTTAGAAGACCGCAAGAAGCATCTGTGGATACAGGAGCAAACAAACCAAGACATACGGTTTGTGTTCTCTAGTTCTAAGGCTAAGATACGCAAAGGATCAAAGACAACGTACGGTATGTGGTGCGATAAGCATGGCTTCCTGTATGCGGACAAACAAATACCAGAGGACTGGTTCAATGAGTAAAACAGTAAGTGTAGACTTGGAGCCGGGTGAAGCATTCTTCCGTGTTAGTGTAGACGAAGATGGTGTGACTAACTTTGCTTGTGGCCTCTACCCAACCAACATGAACATTGAGAAGGACTTCAACGGGGAAGAGGAGATTGACTACGATGATATGTTGGCAGTCTTCATGGCAGGGATTACGCATATGGTCAGAGAAGACATGGACGCTATTCTGCATAGAGGTATGGAATCTATCATCAAGGGTAACAAGCCCTTTGATTTTATAGTAGACCCTGCAGATCTGGAGTTCTACTCCGGATTATCAGACGAACAGTTAAGGCTATTGCGCATGGACACAGAGGGGGAAGCATAATGGCACAAAAGACTTGGAATTCATTCTTTGAGCAGGTAGCTGAATTACACGCTACCGACTTTCCTGACCTGAGACCAGACATGGTTAACTCACCGAAGCATTACATCTTGAATGACAAGTTAGAAGT